AAGATGGTATATCCACTAATATAAAAGGAACACAGTTAGGACAAGATTTAGATACACAGATTACAACTTTTTATACAGGTGAAAAACTAACTCTAATAAGAAGCGTACAAAATACAGCAAGAGTAGATATAAATGGTGGTGCAAGTTATACAGTCATCTTTATACAAAATGGTGTTTCTAAAGTTGTTACTATTAATGGTGGAGAAGGCAGTACCATAAAAATAACACAGGATAATTAATGAAAAAATTTTTATTACCTATTCTTATATTATTATCATTACCTTTAATATTTCAAAGTACACCAACAGAAATATTAAAGTTAAAAGTATTTGATGCGTTTGTAAAAAAACAAGAACCATCAGGTAATTTTGTAATTTTAAACATTACAGAACAAGATGTAGAAAATGAAGGTGGATATCCATTTCCTAGAAGAAGATTAGCAGAAATACAAGTTGAGCTTATTAACCAAGGTGCAATAGGAATAGGTTGGGTTATAAGCTTTCCTCAAGCAGATAGAATGGGGGGAGATGAAGTCTTTGCACAGACACTTGGTTATGCACCATCTGTTATTGCAATGTTTGAAGATGGTAAAGGTAATTATCCAAAACCAACAGGAACAGTTGTAAAAGGTAGTCATGTTAGTGGTATAGTATCTATGGGAGTTAAGGAAAACCTGAACACTCTAAAAGATAATACACTGCAGGGTCTAGCCATTGCTCCCACCGAAGTTGACCAACTTGTTCGCAGAATCCCATTACTTGTAAGCACTCCAGATAATAACTGGATTCCTTCTTTTGGCACACAAATCTATAAAGCATTGTTTGGTGTTAAAACTTACATTATAAAAACTAATGATAATGGTATAGAGGAAATATCAATTAGAGGAATACCACCAGTCAAAACAGATAGTCTTGGTCGTAAGTGGATTAGTTGGGTAGACACACCGCAAACTGATTTAAAAGAAATGGATGTAGCAGGAAAGTTTGTCTTTGTTGGTGTTACTGCTAATGGTGTTATGCCACAAATAGCTACTCCAGTAGGATTATTAGAACCACATAAGATACAAGCAGCATTAGCAGAATCAATCTTAATACAAGACAGTCCTTACATACCTGATTGGTCATTAGCTGCTGAAATATTAATTCTAGTGATAACAGTAACTTTTGTCTGGTTATGTATAAATATTTTTGGAATGACGGCAGGAATAACATTGACCAGTCTATTATTCTTTTCAACAATATTTTTTGGACATTGGTTTATTCAACGTGGAATCTTAATTGATGTAACTTGGACTTTAATATCACAGTTTATTACAGCTTCTTTAGGTTTTTATCTTAGATTTAGAGAGCAATATAAATTAAGACAACAAGTTAAAAAACAATTTGGTAAATATCTTGACCCTAGAATGGTTAAAAAATTACAAGATAACCCAGAGCTTTGTAAAGTAAATGGTAATAGAGTTGACTGCAGTATTATATTTACTGACCTTAGAGGATTTACTAGTTTATCTGAATCGGTAGAACCTGAAATGGTTACATATATTATGAATAATGTATTAGATGTACAAGTAAAAGCAGCTAATAAATATTTTGGATGTACTGATAAGTTTATTGGTGATGCAGGTATGTTTCATTGGAATACAATAATTCCACAAGATGACCATCATAATTTAGCTTTGCAAGCAGCACAAGAAATAGAAAAAAACATAGACCAGTTAAATATTAAATTTAAAGAAGAAGGTATACCTGAGATAGCAATAGGTATTGGAGTTAATAGCGGTATTTGTATTGCAGGTAACTTTGGAGCCACTGATAGATTTGCATTTTCTCTTATAGGCGACCCATGTAATGTTGCTGCAAGATTAGAATCAAGTACCAAGGTTGCAGGTGTAGGAACATTAATAGGCGAAGAAACTGCCAAAAAGTCTAAATTTAAGTTAAAATTATTAGAACCAATAGAGGTTAAAGGCAAGTCTAAACCATTACAGGTATATACATGGGGAAATGATGAGTAAAGTTTTAATTGGAATAATAGTAGTTTTAGTATTAAGTAGCTATTTGTTATGGAATGAAAACTCTAAACTCTCTGCTCTTAATCAAGCTTTTGAACTAAGAAATCAAGAACAAAAATTAGCAATAGAATCATTGCAAAATGATTTTACTTTGCAAACAGATAGTTTGTTACAAATTCAAAGTCGTAATCAAGAAATAGAACAAGAAATGTCAAGATACCTTGACATATTTAAACGACATAATTTAACTAAACTAGCAGCAGCTAAACCTGGTCTTATTGAACCTCGTATTAACAAAGGAACTAAAGATGTATTTGATAGCATTGAAGAAGATAGTCGTAACATCGACAGTCTTGATGATGGCTTGCAGTTGCAGTCTGATACCAAGTAAACAACAGGTTGAAGTAATATCTAAACCTATAGAAAGAACTATAGTGCAGCCTATAATGCCAAGGGAAATAGATTTAAAAGACCCTTATTGGTATGTAGTATCAAATAAAAACATTGATGAATTTTTAGTACAAGTAGAAAAAGACCAAGGACAACTAGTATTTGTTGCTATGTCAGTCCCTGATTATGAGTTGATGGCATATAATATGCAGGAATTAAAGAGGTACATAAATGAACTTAAAGAAGTTGTCGTCTATTATAGAAAAGTTACTACAACAAAAGAGGAATAGCAGTATGAACATATCACAAGAAGGATTATCCTTAATTAAAAAATTTGAAGGGTGTGAGCTTGAAGCTTACAAATGTGCAGCAGGAGTTTTAACAATAGGATATGGCTCAACTAAAGGCGTAAAAGAAGGCGATACCATTACTCAAGAAGAAGCAGATAATTTGCTTTTACATGAAATGAATGAATACGAAGGTTATATAAATGATTCAGTTACTGTTGATTTAAAACAAAATCAATTTGATGCATTAGTATCTTGGGTATTTAATCTAGGACCAGCTAATTTAAAAGCTTCTACTATGCTTAAAGTTTTAAATAATAAAGAATATGATGATGTTCCAGCACAAATTAAAAGATGGAATAAAGCAGGCGGTAAGGTTTTACAAGGACTTATCAGAAGAAGAGAAGCAGAAGCTTTACTTTTTGAAGGTAAAGAATGGCACGAGGTATAAATAATGCCATTAAGAAAATATGTATTTAAACCAGGTATAAACAAAGAAGGTACTAATTATAGTAACGAAGGTGGTTGGTTTGATGCAGATAAAGTTAGATTTAGAAAAGGTAGACCTGAAAGAATAGGTGGATGGGAAAAACAAAGCACAAATAGTTTTATAGGCACTGGTAGAAAAATTTATCCATATAAAGCTTCTGTAGGTACAGATTATATTACTTTAGGAACACATCAAAAATTTTATGTATTAGAAGGAAATAGTTACAATGATGTTACCCCCATACGAGAGACAGCGACTAATGCTATTACTTTTTCTGCTACTGATGGCAGCACTACTATAACTGCAACTGATACTGACCATGGAGCAGTTACAGGAGATTTTGTTACATTTAGTCAGGCTGTAAGTCTAGGCGGTAATATAACAGCTACAGTTTTAAATCAAGAATATCAAATAGATTCAGTACCTACTGCTAATACTTATACATTTACAGCAACAGCAACAGCTAATTCTAGTGATACTGGTAATGGTGGCTCTGGTGTAGATGGAGCTTATCAGTTAAATTCTGGATTAGATGTATATGTACAATCTACAGGTTGGGGTGCAGGTACATGGGGTGCAAGTGCTTGGGGTTCTACAAGTAATTTAGTATCAAGTAATCAGTTGAGATTATGGTCAATAGATAATTTTGGTGATGATACTATATTAAATCCTAGGTCTGGCGGTATTTATTATTGGGATGAATCTGCTGGTGGCAATACAAGAGCAGTAAATGCTACAAGTTTAGGTGGTGCTAGCAATGTGCCAACAAAAACATTTCAAATTATGTTATCAGATGTAGACAAGCACGTTATAGCTTTTGGTTGTAATCCTATAGGCTCTTCTAATTTAGACCCTTTATTAGTTAGATTTTCAGATACAGAAAGTATTACTGATTGGACACCAACAGCAACCAATCAAGCTGGTGGAGTACAGTTATCAATGGGTTCTACTATAGTAGGAGCCTTAAGAACAAGACAAGAAATACTTATATGGACTGATGTAGGTATAGTTTCTATGAGATTTGTAGGAGCACCATTTGTATTTTCATTTAATGAAGTTGCTAATGGTCCATCTTTAATATCTCCCAATGCAGCAGTTAATGCTAATAACCAAGTTTATTTTATGGATAATGGCGGATTTTATACATATGCAGGTAGTGCTCAAAGATTACCATGTACTGTATTAGACTATGTATTAAGTGATTTAAATCAAGGTCAAGCATTTAAAGTGTTTGGTGCAGTTAATAACATTGCTAATGAAATTATGTGGTTCTATCCATCAGGAGATAGTTTAGAAGTAGATAAATATGTAATGTATAACTATTTAGAACAAGTTTGGTCTATAGGCACTACAACAGATGATTTTGTTAGAACTGCATGGGATGAAGCTCATATATTAAATAACCCTATAGCAGCTAGTAAAAATAGTAGTACAAATAATAATAACTACTTGTTCGCACATGAAGTAGGACATAGTAATGATGGTAGTGACTTTACTGCATATATTGAATCAAGTGATTTTGATTTAGACCCAGATGGAGAAAAATATATGGCAGTAAATAAAATAATACCTGATATAGAATTTAGGGACCAACAATCTACTACAGATGATGTAACAATAACAATTAAAGGTAGAGATTATCCATTACAAGATTTGTCTACCTTATCAACAGTATCAGTAACTCCTGACTCTACATTTACAAATACCAGAGCAAGAAGCAGGCAATGTGCTATCAAAGTATCTAACTCATCTGCTGATTATGGTTGGAGACTAGGTGATTTAAGATTAGATATAAGACCAGATGGTAAAAGATAATGGCAAATCCTAAATCAATAGCACTACCTTTAGCACAACAAGAATATAACACTACAGATGAGGCAGTTACAAGAAGAATTATAGAACAAGCAGTACAAGATTTAGCTATAGAGTTAGATAAATTACAAAAAATGCAAAGTGTTGTAGCAAGCAAAAGTGTTAAGAGGCATCAATTTTTATTAATGGGGATAACTAGTGGCTGATAATTTAAAAGTATTAGGTCAATTAGACCCTGCAGCAACAACAGTTACTACACTTTATACTGTGCCTGATATGACACAAACTACAGTTAGTTCTATTGTTGCAGCAAATAGAACAGGTTCAGCAATAACATTTAGATTAAGTGTTCATGTAGCTGGAGCAGGTGCGGATGATAAACAGTATTTATATTACGATAAATCAGTAGCAGCAAACGATTCCCTAACTATAGTAATTGGGATAACATTAAATCAAACAGATGTAGTAAAAGTTTATACAAGTGCAGTAGACATGAGTTTTAATATGTTTGGCTGTGAAACAAAAGAGGAAGATAGGTAATGGACATTCAACAACAAACTAAAAATGTAGCAGCTCAAGGTCGTTTTGGCGATTCTATGCTTCTTCATGTTAATCCTGCTGAAGTAAAAGGACTAGCATCAGAAGTGCCTTTAACTATAAATCCAGAAACAGGACAACCTGAAGCTTTCTTACCTTTCTTAGCACCATTATTAGGTGGAATGTTAGGACCTACTCTTTTAGCAAGCACAGGTTTATCAGCAGCAGCTATGACAGGTATAGGAGCAGGTTTAGCTACATATGCACAAACAGGTGGTTCTGGAAGTAAAGCGTTATTATC